TACTATCCACATAGCAGCAGAGCCACCCCGGCGGTTTCTTTGTCCCTCTGCCAGATTCACAGCCGGATTTTCGGCTGCGAGATTCGCAAACATCCGCGTTTAAAACGTGAAGCTATTACAATGTTGTTTCTGCTATCTATTAGATAACCACAAATAAACATATAGTTTATAATGTAAAGGATATTTTAAATGAGAAAAAATAATAAAATGGAGCGGCAACTTGATGATATTCGCGTTCTTGTTGCTGAAGCAAAAATTAGAAACAATTTCAATGACGATGAATTAGCATTATATATTGGATTAAGTAAGGCATCTCTAGCAGAACGAAAAAGTGACCCAAGACGATTTACTATCAATCAGCTATATGTAATTTTGGAATTATGCGGAAAAGAACTAAAGTTTGTAGAAAAAGCTGTACTATAATTTGCACTATATTGTCACAGAGATATAAAGGCCTGGCTGCTGTGCTTCCCCAGATTTTTTGTTTTACACTACAAAGGGATTCTAAGCAGAATTAGGGTATGCGGTATTTTACCGTATACCCTAAGAGAGTAAAAATCGTTTCATTTTATAAATCCATATTCCGTTCTCCATTACGACCGCTTTGCTTTCCAAATTTGGAAAGCACTTTTATAATCGTTTTCAACTCTTTTTTCGCTTTTCTAATTTGGGTGGCAAGTTTTGTAATCAACATTCTCCAGAAGAGCGGTGTTTTCGCCCTTCAGCTTGTCAATGGTCTGACCTGCAACTTTTAAGGCTCTTGCCATGACTTGCTCTGGCGTATTCCATGCCTTTTCCAAGTCGATAAGGTACTGGCGACATTGCTTGTCTTTTTCTGTGCGGTGCTTAAGGCAGATATGCTTTGCTGTGTCAACAGAAACAATATAGTCTTGAAGCTCTCTAATCTGCACACCGCCGTTGTTTTGAACCTCCGTAGGCGTAAGTACATTGGTCATTTCATCACTTTCAAAGTAAATCATTTAAACCTGTTGCTGGCCTACCGCCTTTTGAGTTTTCGTCATTTTTGACGATAACCTCTAAATAGTCCATTTTATTGAAAAAACCGTACTCACTCATCCCTGAAAACCACTTTGCGAATTCAGTTCTAATCTCCAATCCCTCATGCAAATCTGTTTTGCCATGTCTATTGAAATCTGATAGTCAGTAAATTCCGTCACCGGATTCTTTGGATTATTGGTTTCTTTTTTTTGGGTAACCAATATGTAATCCGCATTTTTCTCAAACTCTACAGCGTTTCCATTTTTGGAATCGCTCCACATAACCGTATAATCGTTTTCAGTAAAACCATACTCACCCGGATTCTGTGGGTGAGGTATTCCCTGTTTTAGGGTATACCTGGACATAGGCAGAGCTGCATTGTCCTAACTCATTCCAGTATTGTCCAGACCTAACAAATCGCTTCCCACCTACTCTAGCCGATTTTCTCTGAATCCTCGGATTATCAAAAGCAAAAAACACTTGACGTTATATGGTATGACATTATAATTGATTTTATAGAATTAAAACTATTGTAAATCAGAAGGGGAAATCATATGAGTAATTTTGTAACAGGAACAAGCCATAAATCACGAAAAATAGCATTAATTCTTTGTGTTTTAGGAGGAATTTTTGGGATACATCAATTCTATGTAGGAAAGTATGGCAAAGGCTTCTTTTACTTTTTTACGGCTGGTGGTTTCATCATTGGATGGGTCTATGATTTTATATGTATACTTCTGGGACGTTTCCAAGACCAATATGGCAATTATCTGATAGAGTGGTAAGTAAATATAAGGCAAGGGTATTGTTGCAGTATAATATTGCCCTACGCTCTTTATCCATTTAAGAAGCGTAGGGCAATATTATTATAAAGCATTAGTTTACACTAACAACAAATTTTTTCCTGTTCGATTTTTTTCCATACGGTTTCTCCTAACTACAGTATCATAGATGGCCTTTCCTTCGAGGTTTACCGTCAGGCGGATATCTCCGCCACCAGCTCCGTTTACTTCAAGCATTGCTTCTTTAAGGGCTTGCTTCATAGTTGACAAGGGAGATACCACTTCCGGCTCCTTTGGGTTATCTCCCAGAATAGCAGCAAACTCTCCTGCCCGTGGTGGAACTACAGTACCAGATGCAAGGCGAGGCAAATGTATCTGCTCGCCATAAGCTCCACGCGGTATCACTGAAACAATATTCTTTACAAAACTTCCACCAATACCCTTTACCTTTCCTGCTTGCTCTAAATCATCATAACCTTTAAGCACGTCACCTATTGCATCAATAATACTACGCAATTTTTCCATTACATTATCTTTTAATTCCGTAAACTTATCAATAATTGATGGAATAAAATTAGAAATACCGTATAATAACCCTTCCATGATATATCCACCCATTTCCTGCATAATGGTAGATGGACTATTTATACCAAAAGCCTTTTTAAAACCTTCTATAAACGGCGTAAATATATGGTCATAAATCCAATGAAACAAATCCCCCAATGCCTTAATAATCCCCCAGAACAATCCCCTAACAATATCACCACCGCATTCCTCTACAGCTTGCGTGAAATAATCAGATACTTTTTCTGGTATTCCTTCAAATAATCCAGCTACAACAGAAGCCATTCCACCAATCAATCCTCCTGCTGCTTGCGCCAACTCTTCAGCAATAGATAACCAGTCTATACTTTTTATAAATGTCTGAATTTTCTGCCCTATTTCATGCCAATCTAAAGTAGCAATGGCGTTATTTAATCCGCTAAGTATCCCAACTGCTAGGCCAGATAATGATGCTCCTAGCACATCGGGGTCTATTTTTTCCAACGCGCCATTTAATGAATGACCTATTTCTGTGCCAAACTTCCCCCAATCAAACTGATTCACAAAACCTAATAACGTTTCTGGAAGAATCATGAACTTGTTACCTAACAATCGTCCCAATTCTTTCCAGTCTATTTCATTAACAAAACCGTTTGCTCCATCCCCCAATCTCTTACCTAAATTTGTCCAGTCTATTCCATCTATCAATAAATTAAGAGTATTTACAATGGTATTAACTCCTGCTCCTATGGTGCGTCCTAACAAATCCCAATCTAAATTGTCAACCAAACTGTTGAAGGTTTGAGTGAACGCATCAACAAAATATGTGATTTTAGGCTCTATGTTATTCCAGTTAATTACATCATATACCCTCTGTAACCCCTCATTTAATCTTTCTGCAACATAAGCACCCAGTCCATTCCAATCCTCTGCATGTATTAGGCTTTTGATTTTGTCTGCCATCTCCTTTATTGCTGTTTCGATTGGAACTGTCTCAAACATTTCAGATGGTGAAATTTCATTTCCACCGCCTCCAGCATTTCCCTTATCCTGTGATACATTTAATTTGTCAAACGATGCAAGCGCACCCTCTGCAGCCTTTGCTGCCCCTCCTGTTTTCTCAAGACTTGCAGCATAATCCTGTTGAACCTTTACCGCTTTAACAAATGTACTCTTTCCTGTTAATGCAGAAAAAAACTGTGCTAAAGCAGTTACGGCAGAGGACAAGAGAGAAATTAAATAGTTAAGGGCTGGCGCTATTGTTGTAAGTATTGGTGAAAAAGCCGTTGCAAAGCTATTTTTCAATTGGGTCAATGATGACATAAGCCCGGATAGCGTGGTATTGGTATCTTTTGAATACTGTGCCAGATTCTCCATTCCCTCTCTTATGCTTTTCGTTACAGATGACAAAGCTCTAAATGCCATCCCCATAAGTAAGGCCGTAGACAACATTTTCCCAAATGAGTACCCAGATTTCTTTGCACCCTTATTAATTCCAAAGATTCCCGCACTTAATCGCTTTAATCCACCTATCATTCCTTTTCCTACCATCTGTGCGAAAGCAATCATAGCTTTTTGCGCCTCTAAGGCGACTTTCTTCAATATAGGCAAGAGAGCATTAAGTCCCTTTACCATTCCTGCTATTCCTACTTTTATCATTGATACAGGGAAATTTAAAAACAGTTTTCTTATTTTTTCCATTCCAGTTGCAGAGGAATTAAATACTATCTTAAGACCATTTAATGTACTACCCAAAAAGCCTGTTGATTCAGTTACACTTATGATTCCCTGCTGCAAATTGTAGATTTTACCACTCAAAATCTGGAAAGAATTATTTAAACGGCTATTTATATTTTCTAACTCAGTCCCCTTTTCAACAAGTCTCACCATACTACTTTGTACCGCATCTGTACCAGATTCAATTTTAAAAGCTTTTCCAGACTCTATGAGGTCTAACAATTCAGTATTTGCGTACTGAATTGTCTTTATAAGCTCAGATATATCTCTTTGTGCAGACTTGTAAATTTCATCATTTGAACTACCACCTAATTCCAAGAATTGTTTTTGTTTATGTATAAGGTTTTCAAGTCTCGATTGTGATTCTTCAATCTGTTTCTGTATTTCAACATATTCTTGAGTGGGGACACCTTGATTTTCATAATCTGCCGCCACCTGTCCTAATTCCACTAGCGCAGCGCTTTGTTTCCTTATAGCCTCAGATGCAGTATTCTTTCCTTTAGCCAATGTACCAGACATTCTTTTTAATGCGCTTTCTATCTCACTTATTCCTAAATTTATTCCATCTGTCAATATCTTCGTATCAATAATAATACTTCCATCTGCCATGCATATACTCCTTTATTTAACCCACTGATTCACCAATCCAGTAAAATTTATAACAAACTCTTCGTACTGTTTGAAATTAGGAACCTCCACGCCGAATGTTTTCAGACAAGCTCCTTTACCAAAAACAGTATTGAATTTATCCGCCAACTCCTTACAAAATTCGCTTGTATCAATCATATCATTATCATTTTTTTCTGCTAACGCCCTATATCCTGCTTTCTGTATTGACGTTGCCCAATCATTAAATATTTCCGTGTTCGATAAATCTATTTGAATATAACCATCTTTTACCTGTATAGTTTTAATTAGTGTTCTCATCATTTCCTTTCATATCCTGCCGTATGATTTTGATTCCATTTAAAGTCTAAAGGCTTTTTGTATGCATTTTAGTGCATTTTGTGCATTCGCCAACATATTTGTGTTTAAAGCTGATGCCAGCAGAGGGACCTACTCCCGGTTTTTTTGTGCGCACTTTTGCGCAATTTGAAACTATGCCATCACTGACCCGGTATTTCACCGCCACAGGCCAGTATCCATTATCTTAATCAGCTTTGCATACCCCAGCGACAAGAGTAATTCTAACATGACTGTCTCACCGACACGTTACGATAAGTTGGTGATATCACTGTTTTTCTTGCTCTAATGCTTTAAGAATAAGATTAGCCGAATAGAATATAGCATTCGCCTCCTTTGCCGTTATTTCTCCATTGACCACCCAATTATTGACGCGGGCCAGTGAGCGCCGTACCTCTGCCGGGGTATTCCATCGTAATTTCTTCTTTACTCCCGCCTCCTGTTGTTTCATAAGATGGGCGAGTCGATACCTCTCTGCAATGTTATTCATGCCTTGTTTTCCTCCAAGTCTAAAATATGGATATCCTCTTTTGGCGGATACAACTCTGCAATTTGTTTCAATTGCTTATATACAGTTTCCTTACTCCTTGACAGTATCCGAATATCGCTTGCTTCATACCTTGTGCGCTCCTTTCCCTTCTGTCTCAGCAGCAACATACCCTCATATTTATCTTGTTCTTCCAGGCGAGTGACTGTTGCCAGTATAGTAAAATATTGTTCTGTTTTCCCGGCCTTAATCAAATTATTTTGCATGTTATCACCTCGAATTTTGCTATATAGTTTTCTCTCTTATCCGCACATAATAAGGTATTCCCATTGAAGGACCCCCTGTCAATGCCGATAAGAGTATCAAAGTATCTATTCATAATATAAGAATCACCCTATACCACGAACCAGAATGCCCTTTCTTGCCATTTTAACTAGCTATGCGGGAATTTCTCTGTATCCTCCTGTCCCTCGGTATTATAGGCGCTTTCCCTTCCAGCAGCAGACTAAACAATGCTAATGTTTTCCTGCGGTATGCGTAAAAATCATCACGTTTAGCGGGAATATACGATTTAATATAAATACGGTCATACCCTCTTTTTTGTGTGAGAGATTCAATAATAAATGCAGATAGTCCTGGATTACTTAATTCAGCCGCCATGCATATTAAGCCTTTGTTTTCTTCCAGTCTGGCAAGTTCCATTAATTCAGCCGTCCGGCTGCAATCTATTCCGTAATCGCTTAAGCTCTTGTCCCTTGTCCTCATTGCTTATACACCATCCTTCTGATATAATTAAAGCAATGTGACTTTCCCGCTGCCATCACCCATTTAAAACGACAGCGGGATTTTTTATACACTTTCTTTTCGTTGTTCCCGAACTTAACCACAAACTGACCAAATTTTGTACCATCAAGGACTAATTCAGCTGTAGCAATCTGATTTCCGAGAGCAATTATCCTGGAAATCACCCACTTTCTTTGTGTTATAGTAAAAAAATAAAGCCCTTCCTTAAACGGCTCTGCGTCTCAGCGTCTGGCTCTATACAATCATACTGCTATGTAATTTTTATTCTGCTGGCATATAAAAGACCCTCTGCCCGGTCTGATATGCTAAATCCACCTCATAAAGAACACCTTTAGCCCTCGCCATATCCTCATAGACTCCCACAAACAATGCTCCGTTATGAAACCTGCTTCTGACATACACCGTTGCCCCTTTACCATCGTGGCTATATTCTGTATATATTTCACCATATTCAAGGTATTGCCTTGCATCCTGGGTTCTTATCTTCACCGCTTACCCCTCCTTTCGATTTCTGTCAACACCGCCATTGCTATATCCTTGCTGAATGAATCTGGATGTTTTGTCATGAAACACTTAACTGCATTTACGGTTTCCTCCCAGTATTCATCATCATCTGGTTTTCCTACTGGAAGCCGCTGCTTAAATAGCTTCCAAACGTCTGCGAACATTTCAAATTCCTGTTTCACATCTGAATTTTTTACCACATCGGCCCCCTGTTAATCAAATGGTGTTTTCTCCTTTACGGGCTTGAAATTAAAATCTTTACCCTCTGCTTCCTTGAAACTCATTTCCTCACCAACAAATTCCATTTGAAATTTTGCTGTTTTTCCTTGTCGGTTTTTCTCTACCTTCACCCCTTTGTATCTTTCATTTTCTTCTGAAAGATTCCAAAGCAGCATAACAACTGATGCATCCTGCTCAATATCACCTGATTCCCTCAGTTCCGACATAGTGGGTTCTTTTGTCTGCCGTCCCTCTGATGCCCTGTTTAACTGCGATAAGACTATGATAGGCCGGTTCAACTCCATTGCCAATGATTTAATTGCCTTTGAAATATCGCCCACTTCTGACACCCGGTTAGCATAATGACGTTCTGTCTTTATAAGCTGCAAATAATCAATGATGATGCAATCAGCCCCCATGTGCTGGCATTCTCTGCGTATCTCGCCCACGGATTTGACCCCGCTTGATATCCACACATCCAGCCTTTTCAGTTCCGTATTGGCCTTTTGGAACCGTTCTTTTTCATCCCCCAAGAAAGCCTTGCCCTGCCGGATACGGTTCATCATAATACCAGATTGCCGCGACACCAGTCGTTCATACATCTGCTTATTTGTCATTTCCAGATTATACAGCAGCACCCGTTTGCCCTGGATTCCCATATTGGTCAGTATTTGCGTAACAAAAGCAGATTTTCCAACTGCTGGGCGCGCTCCAATGACAATGATATCCCCACCCTCCAGACCTCCAAGGCATTCATCCAATCGTGTGAATCCCGTGTAAAGAAAATCCCGTTCTCTGTCCACAAAACATCCTGGGGCCATTTCGTCAACAATCTCACTTAAGCTTTTTGCCTTTGGCCTATCATCCTCTTGCAATGCCTCCAGAGCGTTCACAGTCTCCCCTATTTGCTTTTCTACGGCAGAGGGGTGGAATTGTACCGCATTGATAATTTGCGTGGCTGTACGGGCCTTATATGCGTTCTTAATCACTTCCGCATATTCCCCAGCCGCAGTGCTTGTCACACTTGAATCACTGCACTTTTTTAATTTGCTCAGTAATTCAGATTGGGAAACATCAGCAATATTTGCTGCAAGAGTTACAAGATTGGCCTGATACCCAAAATCATGCGCCCTCAAAAATTCCAGATATAGCCGCCCTAACAGCGCATCAACAAACATATCAGGGCGAATGCTCCCACAATCCTTGATTGCCCGTGGTTCCATCATCAAGGCACCAATAAGCGCTTGCTCTGCATTAACAATCATAAATCACCCTCCCCCGGCAGATAATCAATAATGGCCTTTGACATAAATGTATCGAAATTTTTATAATAATCTAACTCTGTTCCCTCTTCCTCCCGTTCATGGGTATAGGCTCGAACCGCCAAATAAACTTGCTTGTTAGTCAGCCGATAACGAACTTTGTTGATACACCGCCCCTTTTTCACATAAGCACAATAGTATTCAAATGCTTTTGCTTTTCCCCTCTTTTTGGGATATATGGCATAAATCTTTTCAAAGTCTGTTTTCAGTTGTTCAAGGTCGGAATTATTATCTCCCGTCTTATCTGGTTCGGCTCCAGGCGAACATAATATATTTATTTTATTTACATTATTGTTTGTGTGCACTGGTCGTTCACTGGCTGTTCGATGGTCGTTCAATTGCGTTACATTCTGATGTTCACACATTTGGTACATATCCCAGTTTTTTATTGTAATTAGGCGATTTCTATTACCTGTCTGTTGTTCAATCTGCTGTTCACTTTCGTAACACTTTAAGACACGCTGTACTTTCGATTCCGTGACACGCAATTTGTCAGAAATGACCTTTCTGCCTGTTATCAGTTGACCAGGATTAAGCATTATTTTTTGCCCTTTAAACATAGCAGGAATTTCCGCATGGGTTGCATTAAGCAGAAGATAAATCCAAATAGCCATATAATCCGAATCCTTACATACTACAGGATTATCTAACATTTTTCTATGTAAGCTCACCCAGCCATTCAAGTTTAATCACCGCCATTCTTTAGCCCTCATGCATTAGCCCCCTGTCCATTCAGAAAATCTACCAGTTTGCCAAAATTGACTAAATATTTCGTTCCAACCATAACAAACGTTATTTTCTTCTGGAGGCATAATTTTCTTATGCAATCATAAGATAACCCGGTCCTCTCTGCTGCCTTACGGATGGTAAGCATTTCTGGAATGGCCTGTTCCTCCTGTACTGGAAGTTTAATCGCCGCTTCTAATGCCGCCATCTCATTAAGAATAGCCTTTTCCTGCCTTTCTGTGTCTGTATTCCAACAAGAACCGGATTGCAAGAAAAGTTCTGAGCGTTGCCGCGCTAAGTCCGTATATCTGGAAACCATCTCCTTTTTTGTCATATAACTAAAATCCTCCTTCCTTTAACAACCATCTGTACATTCATACCCGCCCGGTATTATGTTAATCTTCTAATATTTCTGTTACTTTGCACCCAAGTGCTTTAGCAACCCTCCCCAACGTTCCTGGTCTTACATTTCGCCCTGTAATCACATTATTTAAAGTGGGGCGCGGCAATTCAGAAACCTTTTGAACATCTTCTGTGTTCATACAAGCCTGTGCCATAGCTATTTGTAATTTTTTACGGTTTGCCTTCAAAATATCACCTCTCTTATTATAGATTCATTTTGAATCCCTGTTATACCAATTATATCAGATTCAATCTGAATCTGTCAATGGGTATTTTGAAATGGCATTAATATATTCATTTTGAATCTATACAAATCTAATTGTATGTGATATGATTAAAAAAACGGTGGTGATTATTATGACAATTGGAGAAAACATTAAGAAATATCGCGAAAAAAAAGGATTGACACAAAAGGAATTGGGTGCAGCTTTAGGATTAGCAGAAATTACAATTAGGCAATATGAGAATAATAAACGCGAACCCAAATATGAAAGACTATATGTAATTGCGGATGTATTAAATGTATCCATTACCGACTTAATGAGTAAAGAGGCATTTAATACTGCTCACAACTTATCAGTCAATAAATCATTCGATGAATATTATTATCATAAAATGGAAGCATTTTTTTCTTTAAGTTGCTATAAACTGAAAAAAAACAATAAGTCATCATTTGCAATTTATGAAACATCCTCAATAGATGATAAAGAAAATATGAATCTTCTCTTAGACGGACTTTCAACCTTTGATTTACAAGATATGGCTATGTGGGTTGATTCATATATCAAAAAGGTTATCGAATGTATTGTACAAATGAAAAACAATCCTAATTATGAGCTGCAACCTTATGACCCTCCTCTTTATCCAAATGATAAAAATATGAATGAACAAATTAAAAAAAGCAACGAGGAGATTGAAGATTTCAAAAATAATCCAAAATATAAGGAACAAATTGAGAAAATAAGCAAGTACCTGTCATATACAGCGTATGATGCACAAAAAGAAATTGAGGAAAGAAAAAAACAATAATGCATTTAATAAATCCATCTGCACATTCATACCCGCCCGGCTGAATGAAAGGAAGGATATTATGGCAAGTGTAAGAAAGCGCGGTAACTCTTATCAAGTCACGGTTAGCAATGGGCGCAGAGCCGATGGGACCCAAATACTTGAAACGGACACATTCACACCAGAACCAGGAATGACCCCAAAACAGGAGAAAAAGGCCCTGGAGCAATTTGTAATGGACTTTGAGCGTGATGTAAAATCAGGCCAAAATGTTAAAGGCCGGCGCATGACCCTGGAGGAGCTATCTGAGTTATTTTTAAAAGACAATGAACCTACTGGAAAACCGGATGAAGATATTATGTCCATCACTACCTGGGCCAGCTATAAAAACTGTTTGAAATTGCGCATTGTCCCACGCCTGGGGCATTTGAAAATATGCAGCATCATCCCTAAAAACCTTAAGGATTACAGCAAGGACTTAAGGCAGGACGGGGCCAGGATTGACGGAAAGCCCGGCGGACTATCTGAAAGCACCATAACGAGGGATTGCGCCATTGTCAGCAGCTTATTGTCTTATGCCGTTGGTGAGGGATTACTCACCATAAACCCTTTAATCTATGCTGGAAAGCAAAGCAAGGGACACAGACCCAAGAAAGAGTATAAGGTGAAATATCTTACCATAGAGCAAACACAAGCGTTCCTGTGGGCCTTAGACAACCCTATGACGATAAAATATGGAGGCCGTAAGCGCAAGAATAAAGCAGGGGCAATATATTCAATCAAAGAATATCAAACGTCCTGGAAGCTCTCTTTAAAATGGCGGGCTTACTTTTATCTGGCTCTATTTATTGGTGACAGACGTGGTGAGAATATAGCTTTCACATGGAATGATATAGATTTAGATACCGGAACTGTGAATATTGAAAACTCTACAGCTTATGTGGACGGAAAGATAATACAGAAAAAGACCAAAACAAATAAATCACGCACTCCTGTTATACCGCCTGTTGTTACAGGCATATTGAGATTATGGAAAGCGGAACAAATGCGCCAAAGCATGGAGCGCGGCACATATTGGCAGGGATACCACGGGAAAGACTTTGATAAGAATTTTATCTTCACACAAGAAAATGGGATTCAGATGCACCCTTCAAGCCCATACCATCAGTTCAAACGAATCATAGAACTGTATAACAAATATGTGGCAGAGGATTGCAGCCACATGATTCCCCCGGATATAACCCCACACGATTTACGGCATACTGCCGCATCCATATTGATTGCTAATAATATGGACCCGCGCTCCGTTGCCGGGGTTCTGGGGCATTCCAATGCGACCACCACATTAAATATCTATGCTTACTTTTTCCGCAGCAAGAATGAGGAAGCGGCTAACATCATGGAGAGTGTTTTAATTAAGGCAAATTAG